CCTATTCTTGGCTCTAGTTATGTCACCCGCAGTCCAAATGCGGCTGACAACCGTATGATTAATTTGTTCCCCGAAGTTGTGCCTGAAGGCGGTAAGCAAGCCGCATGGCTTCAGCGTGCGCCAGGATTGCGATTTCTTGCTCGTATGGGTAACGGCCCTGTTCGCGGTCTTTGGACTTTTTACAGCGATGAAGTAGGGTCTACGACTGGCGCTAAAGTTTATTATGGCTATGCAGTCTCAGGAACAACATTATACAGAATTGATTCTGAGTGGAACACCACCGCGATAGGCACCGTAGATGCTACAACGCAAGTTAATATGACCGATAACGGCAGGCAGATGTTTATTGCCGCCGACAATAAAGGTTATATTTACAATAGCACTTATAACAGAACCGCGTTTAATACGACCAATACAGTCACAACTGTATATAATGGCGACACAACGTATGTTTACCCAGGTCAGCCTGTGTCAGGCACAGGTATTCCGTCAGGCGCAACGGTTTCCAGCGTAGTTTATGATACGACGACGACCACATTTAACACGACTAATACAAGCACGACCGTATCGGGCGGTAGCACGACTAATATTTATGTGGGTCAGCCTGTGTCAGGCACAGGTATTCCGGCAGGCGCAAGAGTTGCCAGTATTACGAATACAACGACATTTGTATTGTCGGCAGCGGCTACTGCTACCAACACAGGCGTTACGCTGACGTTTTCGCCGTTTTTTATTTTGTCCGCCGCCGCGACCGCTACTAATACTGGCGTCACACTGACGTTTTCACCCTTTCTTACCGAACTTACATCACCTTTTGCTGGCGCTGTTGGATGCGGTTTTCTTGACGGTTGGTTTGTTTTTAATCAGCCCGACAGTCAGATCTTTTGGGTTTTGGACTCAACAAGCACAACACTCGATCCATTGTATTTCGCCAGCGCGGAAGGTTCACCTGACAATCTTGTCACGCTAATGGTAGACCACCGCGAGATTTGGTTATTTGGCATTAACTCTGTTGAAGTCTGGTATGACGCTGGACTGCCTGACTTTCCTATGGCGCGCATCCAAGGCGCGTTTAACGAAATAGGTTGTCTTGCTGCTTACTCAGTAGCCAAGCTCGACAACGGTCTGTTCTGGTTGGGCGCTGACCAACGCGGTAACGGCATTGTGTATCGCTCAAAAGGCTACTCTGGCGAGCGCATATCTACGCACGCTGTTGAATGGCAGATCCAACAATACTCTAATCTATCAGACGCTGTGGGTTATACTTATCAACAGGACGGTCATAGCTTCTACGTTCTAAACTTTCCTACCGCCGATACGACATGGGTTTATGACGTGGCGACTGGCGCATGGCATGAGCGCGCCGGATGGGAAAATGACGCCTTTACCCGCACTCGCGGTAACTGTCAGATGAATTTCAATAATGAAGTTGTCATAGGCGATTATCGCACGGGTGAAATTTACGCATATGATCCTACGGTTTATTCGGAGGCTGGCACAACGCAAAAATGGCTGCGTTCATGGCGCGCGTTGCCTACTGGTCAGAACGATCTGAACCGCTCGACGCAGCATAGTCTACAGCTTGACTGTCAAGCCGGTGTTGGTTTGCCTGGGTATGCAACGCCAACATATATCTTTGAGAATATCTTGGACAGAGCGTTTAGTAATATCTACACCCGCGATGATGAGCTTATTCAGTCCCGCGAATATAATCCTGCTACAATTGGCGCAGATCCGCAAGTTATGTTGCGTTGGTCTGATGATGGCGGGCATACGTGGTCTAATGAGCATTGGAAATCTATGGGTCAGATCGGTCAGACAGGCTACCGCACGATCTGGCGTCGGCTTGGCATGACACTAAAACTTCGCGATAGGGTCTACGAGGTATCAGGCACCGACCCTGTTCAGATCGCCATCATGGGCGCTGAACTGCACGCGAGCCCGACCAATGCCTAACCTAGTCGATAACAACACACAGATCCCCGCCGCGCGCGTTAAGATGAATGACGACACTACGGGGTTCGTTAACCGCCCGTGGTATCGTTGGTTTTTTAATACTTACCAAGCGCTTGAAGCGGGACGTAGATACGGATCATTTTATAGCACAACAGCTTTTACACCTGCGGCTACTAACACAGCATATGCAATAACCTTCAATAATACATATACTCGCGCGGATGGGTCTGATGTAACGTATGGTGTTTATATCGGCGCACCCACGTCTCGCGTTTACGTGGATAATACGGCTACTTATAATTTTCAGTTTTCAGCGCAATTAAAAAATATATCTGGCTCGGGGCATAGTATTTTTATTTGGCCTCGCGTTAACGGTGTCAATGTAGATGATTCCGCGACACAAGTAACTCTAGGCAGCGGCTCAAACGCTGCAACTGTTGCCGCGTGGAATTTTGTGCTAAACCTCCAGACGGGTGATTATTTTGAGCTTATCTATTCAGTGGATAGCACAAACGTCACGATCCCTTATGTTGCCGCGTCTGGGCCTGTCCCCGCTATTCCTTCGGTCATCCTGACCGTTACAAGTTGTGTAGGTGTCTAAATGACCGTTGTATCGCCCACAGCCAAAGCTCAATTCATCGACGCGGCTGGCATCCCGCTGGCAGGCGGGTTTGTCTATACTTATGCCGCTGGCACAACTACGCCGCAGGCTACCTATACGGATTCGACCGGCGCGACGGCTAACAGTAATCCTATCGTATTAGACGCGCGCGGCGAGGCTAATATCTGGCTCGGTTCGGCAACATATAAATTTAAGTTAACGGATTCAAATAACACTGAGATCTGGACGGTCGATAATATCTCAGCGCCAACATCTGGTGTTTCTCCAGTGTTGTCTGGCAATGTTACAATTTCTTCAGACTCACCTGGCACAGCGTTAACGATTACACAGACCGGCACAGGTCCGGCGTTGAAGGTAGAAGACACAAGTTCTGATCCTACGCCTTTTGTTGTTGATGCTGATGGTAAAGTTGGCATTGGCACTATCAGCCCAGCAACATCTTTGGATGTCAATGACGGCACAATCCAATTGTCATCTAGCGGCACCTCGCGCGCTACTTTAGCCGCTGACGCATCTAATACGACGTTAACCTCAGTCGGATCGCGCGGGCTTATTTTAAATGCTAATAGCACCAATCTGATCTATGGCACTAGTTCTGGCTATGTGGGCATTAAAAACGCTTCACCTACCGTTGAACTAGATGTGACGGGCGCAGCTAAAGCGTCAGGCGCTATTACGGCAGGTACCACTTTAGCATCTGGAACGACATTAACTGCCGGATCCTCGTTAACTGTCACAACTTCAGCGTCTATTGGTACGACTTTAAGTGTTGATACTGTGCAGGAAAAAACCGCGGCGGCAGGCGTTTCTGTATCTAACACATTGAACGTAGATACGATCAGCGGAAAAACGACAGCGACTACAATTACTATCGCGGGCGTTTCTATTACTAGTAGCCAAGTCGCGGCGGCTAATAGACTTATAACTGCGGATACCGCAAAAGCCTCTACAAGTGGCACTACAGTTGAATTTACTACCATACCATCTTGGGCAAAGCGCGTTACGCTTATGCTTGACAGCGTATCTTTATCAGGCACAGATAATTTACTATTGCAATTAGGAAATGCGTCTACATACGCAACTACAAACTATACTGGTTCTTATACATATTTAGTTAACGGCGGGGCTCTATCATCCGTATCCAACTCAACTTCTTTTTTAATAGGGTCTGCGGCTGGTGGAGCGACTATAACTATGAGTGGCGTTGTAACTATAGTAAACATAACCAGTAATACTTGGGTAATATCAAGTAATGTGGGTCTTCAAAATTTTGGTGCTTTTTTATCCAGTGGTGGATCTGTGGCCGTTGGTGGCGTTTTAACCAGACTTAAGTTATTGACTAATGGCACAAATACTTTCGACGCTGGGACAGTTAACATACTCTATGAGTGACATCATCAAGACCTAGTATTATAGTGAGGCATTATGGCTGACCCGTTCACACTAGCCCTTTTAGGAAGCACCGCAGCAAGCGCGCTCAGTAGTGGGGCTGGCTATGCGGCTTCACAACGTGCGGCTGGCACACAGGCCCAAGCCGCTCAACAGGGCGGTATGTTGGGCTACATCGCTCAACAGCAAGCGCTTGAGGAAGCCCGCCGCAGAACGCAACAAGGCGTAGACGCAAGCCGCGAATTTTACGGTATGGGCCGCGCGGATCTGCTAAATCAAGGCCGCACAGGCGCTGAAACAACGCGTGAATTTTACGGCAGAGGCGTCGCAGCTCAAGAACCTTACACGACTACAGGTGCGGGGGCGATAAATAGACTTGCGTCTCTCTACGGACAGGGCGGCGAATATACACAACAGCCTACATATGGACAAATTCAATTAGATCCTGCGTATGAATTTCTTAAACAACAGGGTCAACAATCTATGCTCAATATGGCTCGCGCTGGCGGCACAGCAGGGTCAGGCGGCGCATTGAAAGCAGCCGAGCGTTTTGGTCAAGGTTTAGCAAGCCAAGAATATGGTAATGCTTACAATTTT